CAGAACGCCAAGCCGACGCACTCCTTGAACTTGAAGCCGAAGCATGTTATGGAGACGACTTCGACGGTGGGTGGTATTGATGTTTGACATTTACACCAACGCCGACCACTACTCCTTCGCATGGGCTTGTTCATGCTGTGATGCGGTGTCCGACCCTCAAAGGGCCACCCGCCGCATGGCCTTCAAGGATGCCGTTGCACACGCTCACAAGTGCCTTACAGACCTCCGCACCCGTGAAGGCACTAATGTATGGCCCGTTGAGTATGAACCGGCCGAATTCATCCGAGAATTGATGGATGTTACAGCGACAGCGCGAGCAACTTTCAAATCTGGTTATTGGGATATTGCCAACAAGAAACCCTGAATACGACTAAAATCGTTTACAGTATACGACTAATGTCGGGCCGTTCCTGACCCCCCTTCGGAGGGGTCGGGAACCACTTTTCGACTAATTCTGGGTTTCGACTAATTTATTTTCTTTTTTTTTGGCCGATTTTATTTACGACTAAATTTTGGGCATCTTTTTTTTACGACTATTTTTTTTAGTCGAGAATAACTTTACGACTAATTTTTTCAGGTATTTGATTTATTAGTCGCGACTAATTTTATTGGTGCAAAAAATACACTAAGTTACAAAAAATCCGGTCCGCGCGCCGACCGATTTCAAAAAATCCGAAAAAACGAACATGAATGATTCATGTTTAGCACCGTCTCAGGGCAAAATAGGCTCGCAGTATAGCGTTTAGAACATAAATATCAAAACATGATTGAATCATATGAAAACATGATTCAAAAACCCCCTAAATTAGCCAAAAAAGCACATTGTCGGCTCGTCAAAAAACGGCTTGGCTCATACCTGAAACGACCCAAAAACGGCCAATTTCAAGGATTAGGCGTAAAATGTTCATATAGGCGTATAGATACCGTCGGTAACATGGAGGAAACAAACACCCCCGAAACTGTGGAGACACAGATTGAAAACCCGGTGTTGTTGATTGATTCAACAACGGCGGAGAGAATGATTGACCTTAGCGAGGCAGTGAAGAAGCGATTCACTCACGCCCTTTCGATGGTTACAGTGAAAGCGTTCAACGGTAACGAGAAGGCAACCCGAAAAGCGAAGGGCATAACGGCAAAGGACACCAAAGCAGCCGACCATATGCTCTACCGCCGGGCAGCCAACATGACACCCAAGAATGCCACACCTGAAGCGTTATTGAATGCCGGTATCAAATCGGTAACATTCATTTCAAGCACCATGAACCCCGTAACCGTTGATGTATTGTCGCCATCATTTGAGCAATTGCTTGAAGACAATTCAAGAGCGCGTTCAATGGCTGTCGCTATCATTGCATTTGACCGTTTGACCCGACTTGAAAAAGCCGGTATCACATCGAAGAACATTGAAGTCACTACCGTTGAAGACACCCTAGCCCTTGAGTCAATCAAGGCCAAAGCAACCGTTGAAGCCTTCGGACTTGAAGACCCGTCGGCATTCATGCGAACCGTTGAAGTAGATTCGGCGTCCATGATTCGCACCGAGTTCCAAAACCTACGCATCAAACAACAAAACGGTAACTATGAACCGGCTGATGGCATTTACACCCACGGTTGCACCGTCTACACCTTCGGAACACTTGACAAAAACGGAACCGAACACCGACCGCACCACTTGAGCGTCAATGTTGAAACTATCCAAGACATTGATGTCAATGCCCGTAACTGGCACTGTGGCAAAAAGAACGGTGGATGCGGAACACTCGTTTCAAACGGTCAAATCAAAAACAGTCAATGTCCTAAATGCGGTCAAGCAAAACACTTGATGACCGGTGGCTCTGTTGATATTCGCCTCCCTCAAATCATGAGTGACGGTAAACTTCGCACCTACGGCGGTCATCAAATCCACATGGTTTCAGTTCGGATAAGTGGAGCATGTGCTTCATTGATTCTCAAGGCTAAGGCAGGTCAAGCAACTTCCGCGCTCGCGGTTCGCACCTTGATGAATGAAGGTGTCAAGTATCGAAAGACCGTGAAAGGTGAAAAGATGGTTTGGCAATACGCTCAAGTGCATCCATGCGCTTTTGATATTGCACACTTCGGTATGACCTTTGGCCTCGCTCTTGAAGACATCGAAAGCATACCCGTTGAAGAGTGAATAGACCTCCCAAGCGATACCTGAAATTTGAAAAAAACAACACACTGAGAGCCTATGATTGAATGAAACGATAGAATTGAAGTCCTCACCTTCGGCTTCAATATCAAAAAATTGCTCGGAGGTGGGTTTTTTCATGCCGATTGAAAACCGCCGACAAAGACAACGACGGAACACCCCTAAAAACACCAATATAAACGCCCCTGTGAGCCTTCAAGGTATCAATAGGTCAATTGATACCACCGGCAAATTTCAGGCTCATTTAGGCATGGTTTTAGGGGGTTTTTTGTTTTTTCACTCCAAAAGTAAAAAAAAGAGGCACATCCACCATTGCTTAGCCTCCCGCAAAATTTACTACAAAAAATTATGAAAAGCAAGTATCAATACCTGCGCCGATTAACGACTTTAAGATTGCCACGCGCTCTCGCTTTAGCCTTGCCACCGGCCCATTCGCCTTTGCCCGATTTGCCAAAGACCATCTTCGCACCTTTCATTCCGCCTGAAAATTGGTCTACTGCGTGTGCCAATGCCATTACCAAGTCGTTGTGTCGGCCTGTATCAACAATCTCGCCGTTTTTCCAAGCATGTGATTCTAATTCGTCAAGCAATTCGCTCATAATGCGTCGGGTTTTGTCGTCGCCATACGGGATAACAATTTTTTCTCGCTCGAACCAAACCCTAAGTCTGTTAAGCAAAGCCTGTTTCAAACCTTTGTTGCTAACTTTGCTTTCCCTGTAATCTACGCCGATACCCTTAGCCTCCAACAGCGACTTAAACAATCGTTGAAACCCAACATCTTCCGCCGCTAAAGGTGCGCTGTATCGCTTACACCATTCGCCAATCATTTCAGCCTGTTTGTCAGGAGGAAAGTCGTTTCTTCGCCAAATGTTTGCCACTACCAAATCGCCATTACTTTCTTGTCGGACAGCGCATAGCACCGAGTAGTCCTTTCCTAATCCCTGCGAAGGGTCAAACCCAATAACATACCGGCAACTATCGCGTTTTTCTACATCAAGCACTTGTTCTAAGTCCATATTTTTACGGGTATACTTACGGGGATATACTGCCGAGTCGTCATCTATTACTTGACAAAGCAATTCTTGAGCAAACTCCAAAGCACCCATAGACTCACGCTGTTCAAGTAAAAATTGAGTCGGTCTAAACTCCGGCCATAACGCTTCTAATTTTTCCGGTTCATGTTTATGCTCATCCCAATTAGGGAATGCCGACCATGTTCCGCTTTTCCATTGAGTGTTGTCAAGCATTTCAGTATGGTAAAGGTCAGTCATAGCCATAGGAGTTCCTACACAGTAAATTGACGAGCCGGGGTCAAGCATAGGCATAACAACTTTACGCAACCAATGGCGCAACTGTTCGTTGTTTAACTCTTTTTTAGCGTCAAGCAATACATCGTCAAGAGCAATAACCGCCGGATGCTCACCACGAATAGCCGAACCCACAGAAGAACAACGGATTACCGCACCATTAGTAAAATACAACTCGACTTTGCCGCCTCGTCTTGTATCAAGGTATCGAGACAATTCAGGGTGTTTTGTTAAATCACTACGAATTTCAGCCAACCTGCGAATCGCAGTATCACGACTTGCGCTAAATAGCCAAACCTGTAAAGGATTACCGTTATACTTTTCAAACAGACATTGATGTAATAATTTAACACCAAGAGTCGTGCTTTTGCTATGCGAGCGAGGCGCAATAATACATACTCGGTGAACATGGCTACCTTTCCTATCAGTGTATAATTCCATCCATTTACCTATATGCTCGCCCCAAGAATAACCAAGCCAACGATAAAAATACTGAACATCATGTCTTGCTCTTTCAAAGGCTAATGCTCGTTTTATACTTGACATAAGACATCACATAATTTTCGATAGGAATTTGCCAAAATACGGTTTTTGTTATATTATACATAGTATCATCTACTGCGGCCTAAGCGAGCGCATTCCACAATACGGACAGACTCTTGTTAAAGCCTTTCCCCTCATCATATACTTACTCGCCCAACCGCATGAATCACACACTACTGCTTCTCGTTTTATTTCAGTCATCTTACAACCCTCATCATTCCACAATAGACCATTCTTTTTTTGTTTGCATCCCACACTTTACAACTTGTATAACACACATAGGCTTCTTTACCACAATTAGCACATTTTCTTAATTTACGATGTAGTGGTTTATGTGGCATCAATGCTCACCAACGGGGGCAAACATAGAACCTATAATTCCTTTTTCTTTGTCAATAATATGTGCGGCTAATCCGGCCTGAGAAGTAGTGTAGCCTTGTCGAGCATGGTATCGGTCATGTCCGGCTAAAGACGGCAATTGAATAATCATACACCCTTTGCTTTCCAAAACTTTACGGTGATGCAAATGTCCGTGAAACCAAGTGTGGTGTTGGCACTTGCCCCATAACTCGCGTTGTTCACACGACATTAACTCTTCAAGGTTTTTAGCACCGTCGCCATGAATAAAACCAATAAGGTTATTGCCATACTCAACATATTGTCGGGTTGAAGGAGATACAACAACTTCGCAGTCTTCGCAGTCTTCGTATACTGCCGACAAATACATCATCAAAGCAATAGCCGACATTCTATCGTGATTACCCGGCATAAACACTACTTTGACCGGTGCAACCTGCCTAAGCAAATCTATGTGTTCACGCGCCAACTTACAACCGGTCATCAGTATTTCAGCAGGGGAACCTATCATATCTTGAGGCGTTCCTTTTGTTGTAGTTCCCGCATCGTTATCAACATGAAACCAGTCGCTACCGGTAGAAATAATAATTTGTTCAGGTTTACTGTAAAGTCGAGTAATCAATTCTTGGGTTTTACCCATAAGGCGTTTTTTGGCTTCGTCAAAGTCGTATGTTTCTCCTACTTCATCAACCCATCCATACTTACCCCAATGAAAGTCAGTCGGACTAATAACAAGAGAAAATGGGTCGTTACTTACAGGTAATGCCAATTGAGAGACACTTGTTGCCTTTTCTTGTATGAGATTCTTAAAATCGGCAAGAACATTTGTTTCAAACATGCGGTATTTATCGGCATCTTCTTCAATTTCTTTCCACTTTTTACGCTCAAACTTCTTATGCAATTCATGTCGTCGCTTAAGAACCAAGTCTTCTACTAATTGTTCTACATTTGACTCCATGATTTGCTCATCAGTGTAAATATCCATGTCGTGAGTCCATCCATGTCGCCGCCTATACTCATCAAACCATGCTCGCGGTATGCCAAACTCTCGACATACCTCGTTAATAGATGCCGGTTTGCCTACCATACTACTATACGCAGTTTTCATGGCTCTATGCCTATCACCTTCAACCTTAATCATGGTGTTGGCAGTCGAAAGAAATGTAAAGTATTCGTCATTTACTTGGTCGTAAAAGTATGACTCAGGAACTTTTTCGGCAAAAACATTTTTTTCTACTTTTTCTTCAACGGTAATGTTAAGCATTCCGCTATGTTTCATTTTGGTAATACTCATTTCCCAACCTTTGACAGACTTTTTGTTATCCATGTCATGCAACATTCGTGCATTATCCATAATGCTTTTGTTTGCGTCAAAAAATTCAAGAATTAACTCGTTTCCGTAGTTAGGTGGAGCGCGCATTAAATGTTGCTTAGCCCCTCCCCTTATAAGCGTTTATCTTTTTATTATTTACTTAATTGTAAAAAGAATTAAATTAGGTTTAGTGATGCGTTTTTACATAATTCTTTTATTGTTTCATAGGTAAAGAACAGGCCGGTTTTTCCTATTTGCTTATTGTAATAACTACTTTTCTTAATTGTCTTTGAAACAATAAAATAATTAACACTAATAGTATTCAGTGCGTCGTTTTATTTTTTTTGTAACAATACACACAATAGAAATAATCATCAATCACCAATACTTAAGAGACAAATATGCCTATCACTGATTATGATACAGGAGGATTGCCGGATTTGGCCCTCGACTATCATTACTCCGGGCCAATTGCATTCATTTTACTTGTGCTTGAAGTTATCTTTTGGCTCTTTGTCGGTAGAGGAATTGTAAAAAAAGTAAAAAAACAAGGCAAAGAGTGATAAACCAACTGACATAACGCAAAAATATGGGTATTTTTGACCGTTTCCGTTCTAAGCCGGTTGTCGCAAAACAACAACCAATTCAAAGGGTAGGTTCAAATGTTTCTTTAAGTGTTGCCGCAGGTTTACCAAACATATTTGAAGAAACCGACAAATTTCAAGCCGATACTAATTTTGACAATGAGTTCGATTTGTTTGATAGCATGGTAAAACTTGACCCTGAATTAAACGGTGCTGTCCGTTCCGTTGCTCTTACAGCAAACGCATACACCATTGACATGAAAAAAGCAAAGAATGGCACTATCCGTAATGCAATAAACATAATGATTGAGTCTTTTGACTTTGATGACTTTTTGATTAACGCTATGCGTAACCTTATGGTATACGGTAATGACATTAACAAATTAGTAGGTAGAGCAGGTATCGGTATTACTGATGTGCAAAGTTTACCCATAAAACAAATTAGCATTGTAGACAAAAGAGGTGCTTCGGGTATGCCGTTTACCGCTAACGAAAACAACCCGATTATGTCAAACGATTACTACATCCTAAGAGAACAAGGACTTGACCCTATGATATTCCCTAAAGCCGAAGTAATGCACTTTCGCATAGATTACCGTTCTAATTGGTTTGATGATTCAAAACTACGCAAGACATACGGTGTGTGGGGCGCATCCCGTTTTACCTCCCTCAAACAAGCCATCCGAGCAAAGTATAACAGTATGAATAATCGTATTGCTCTTGAAGACGCTTTAACAAAACAATTCATTACTATTGACAAATCGGCTATTGAACACATCCAAGACCCCGACGAACAAGTAGAACGGCTAAACACTATCATGGATGATGTTATAACGCTCTTTGAAGGGCTTCGAGGCGACCAAATGCCTATTCTACCATCCTATGTTCAATTGCACCATGTAGACCTCAATAACACCGTTCCTGATAACTCCGGTTTCCTTGATATGGTCGGGGCGAACATTGCCGCCGTTCTTCATGTTCCCCGTGTTGCCGCCGGTCAAGAAAAAGGTTCAACATTTGCCGCTACATACAACGCAAATATGTGGGCTAACACAGCGATTCGTCGTTTGCAGTATGTTGTAAAACAAGAAGTTATGAAATTGTTTTCAAAACACCTTGAATTACTTGGTATTGAACATAAAATGTCGGACTTGCCGGACTTTGACTTTGCCCCCGTTGCCGAAGAATCCCCAATGGATATGATGAAGCGAGCAGTTATGGGTTATCAATCAGGTATACTAACACTTAATGAATCACTTGACATCGTGGGATTACCTGCGACAAAAGACGGGGCATCCCGACAAGACTCTCAACCTAAAACAAATCTTGGTGAATTACCAAGAACAAACCAACAAGAAGGCAAAAAGGAGGAATCCGAATGACAAAACAAAACAAAGACACATTTAACGACCGAATGGTTAAGCGCACAGTTTTACCGGCAATTTATCTTTGGTTACTTGCCGCAGGTGCAGTAGTGGGTATGGGTATATGGAAACCTGATGTTGTCCTTACTAACCTTGACGGTTTCATTGCACTTATCGCAATTATCAGTGGTGTTTCGGCCCCTGCTCTTGGAACAGTTCTTCGTATGTGGGAGTCCGAACAAACAATTGAAATTGACAACATGGGTGTAGAAATGGAACATGAAAGAATTAGAGATGCTATGCGTAAAGAACATATTATTCAAATGGAAAAGTCTTCTATGGAACACCAACAAGCAATGCTAAAGGCGGCTCAAGAACATGCACACATTGTTGAAAAGCACAGTCAAGGTCTTAATTTAATTTTACCAATACAAGAGGAATGAGCCGATGGCATTGTTCGTTGATTCAATTTCTACAAACCTTGTATTGATGCACGAAGACCTTTGCGAATTGTGGGGTAAAAAATTACCTAAAGCCTCGGACAAAGGCTATCCTAAATTATTTGACAATATGGTTTATTGGGTTCTTATGATTAACGGGCAAGCCGCAGGTCATACAGGTTCTTTAACGATAAAAGAAAAAAGTAAAAAGAAATTTGTATTAGTCGGCAACACATACATACGCAAACATTGGCGAGGACATGGTTTACACTCTTACCTGCTAAACCAAAGAAATAATTCTTTATGGTTGAAAGACATACCTAAAGTTACAATTCTTAATCCGATTGAAGATTCTACATTACCACACTTAGCAAAAGTAGTGTCTCGATTAGGCTACAAAAAGGCAACATGGTTTCCTGATGTAAGAGATATAATGACTAAAGAAACATACCTAAACCTTAGAAACGAGTCTAAACAGATTTGGAGGCTTGGCTAATACTTAAAGGTCAAATCAAAAGTGCTGAACACATGGATAACGACAATTTACCTGCCGTTGCCGCCGAATATCAAGGTAAAAAGGTTACACTTAACAAACCTTTTCGCACATCAGGCGGTAAAAAGAAATTTGCTGTTTATGTTCAAAACAGTGCAGGTAGAGTAGTTATTGTTCGCTTTGGCGACCCTAACATGGAAATAAAGCGTGATGACCCTAAAAGGCGTAAGGCTTTCCGAGATAGGCACAATTGTTCCGAAAAGAAAGACAGAACCACGCCCGGTTATTGGTCTTGCCGACAATGGCGTGGTGGAAAAAAGGTAGAGGCTTCATTGCATGACGAGTGGATGGAAAATGAAGAACAAATTATTTTTGCTGACATTGAAGAAATAGTAGAGGCTTGTTGCGACGACTGTTCCGAACATGCCGAAGCAAAAGACGATGATGACCCATGCGAAGCCGGTTGGGAACAATACGGTATGAAAATGAAAAACGGTCGTAAAGTTCCTAACTGTGTTCCTATTAAAACAAAAAAAGCCGCATTACCTTCTCCTGAAGACGGTGAAACACATAGTAAGTTTATGACCCGTTGCGAACAAATGGGTAATTCATCCGAAGATTGTATGTCGGCACACAAAGGACATGAGTTCCCTGAAGACGCTTCTTACGACAAAGAAAAAGAAAAAGACGCAAGTTATGGTAAAGTCTTAAAGCGAGATAATATTGCATCCGAAAATTGTTCTTGTCCTATTGGTGAAGAATTGGTTGCAGGTGTTTGCCAACCCGTTAATGTTACTATGGAAATATCCATAGATAGTATTTTCGCTAAAGTAGAAGCATCCACCGGACAAAGTATTGTTGAGATAAAAGGAATAGCATTTCACGAAGGCTTCAACAAAAACAATTGGTCTTTAACTCGTAGAGGGGCGGAAAACGCAGTAGAACAAATGTTCGGTGCTGACCTTACACTAAATCATCCTAAAGCAAAGGATGTCGGTTTTGACCGTAATACTGACGGTGGCGTAAACGAAGCAAATGTCGGAGTGGTAACTTCGGCAACAATTAACGACATAGGCGATAATAAGTATGAAGTGCGATATGTTGCTCATGTTCTTAGGGCCGAATTGTTTGAGGCTCTTGAATCAGGTTTGTGGTTGAAGCCCGAATACGGAGTATCTATCGGCGGCTACGGCGTTCCTGTTAAGGCCGATAAAGACGGTATGGTATTTGACATGGACTTTACTTTCGACCACTTGGCTATTGTGCATAAACCGGCCTATAATCGTGCAAATATCGAAGAGGTAAAGCGTTTAGACCAAAATAACGAAGTAGCATCGTCATCACCAACCTTTATAGGTCAATCGTTAAGTGGTGAGAATCAACCAACGGTGAATCCAATGAGTGAAGAAACCCAAGAAGAAACAATCCTCGCCTCCGAGATGGAATCAATTCAAGCAGAATTGGTTTTGGCTCGCGCTGAAATCGAACAATTTAAGGCTAACGAAGCCGCTAAAGCAGAAGAAATCCGAAGTGGACTTGTTGCTAAAGCAAGCGAACTCGGCCTAAAAGGACATGAAGACCTTTCAACTGACACTATCACATCTTTAATCGCATCTTGGGAGTCATCCCGACCTGTTGTTGAAGAAAAGGTTTTGGCCCCTGCCGAACCTGCTTCCGAACCTGCTATTGCATCCGAAGAAGCAAAAACCTCCGAACCTGTTGTCGCCAATTACCTAAACGGTAAAGTGGTCGAAACCCCTGAAAGCGTTTATGCTCAAGCATGGAACGCATGGGCTTCAACATGGAACGGAACTTTGTCGGGTCAAGAATCATCCGACAATCGCATTCGCGCCCCTAAATACAGCGAACTAAAGGAGATGAACTAAGATGGTAGCATTTAACGCAGTAGACCCACGAAGCATTACATTGAAAGACGCTGAAACCTTTGCAGGTGTCGGTCTTATTTTGACAAACGACGGAACAACCAACAATGCTAAAATCCATCCGGGTGGCGCAGTCGTTCCTATCGGTATTACAGCCGGTGAATCATCCCGTGATGCCGACCAAGCATTTGAGACAACCGGTGCAACCGTTTCTTTCCTCCCTCTTGTTGGTGTGCAAATGGTTCAATCCAAGGCTTCTCAAACATACACCTTCGGACTCCCTGTTTATGCAGGTGCTTCTGGACTACTTCTCGATTCTCAAGACTCATCCGACAAGAAAATCGGAATTTATGTCGGTGAAGGCGAAGTAACATCATCCGCAAATGGAGACATGGTTCCTGTTCTACTTAGTGGGGTCGCTCTCGCTTGAGCATGAATAACAAAAAAAATATGGAAGTGAATAATATGGCTAACAAATCATTAGAAGAAATACTATCAGTAGGCGCGGCCGCAGGGCCATTCGGAACCGGAGACGAAGTTCTCCAACAAACTCTCCGAGACTTTATCCAACTCCAAAGCCGACGCTTGGCTATTGGAACACAACTTGTTGGCGCACGAACCGTTCCTTGGCTTGAGTTCAAGTGGTATACCGGCGTTGAAGGAACATTCAGTTATCCTTTGGATGATTCGGCTACAACCGACCCAACCAAGATTGGAACAAGCAACTACACAGTCAAACTCGAAAAAGGACAAGGCCGATGTGTCTTCCTTGACACAGTTCGACTTCGGGGCGAATCCTTTGAAAACATTGACCGACAACAAATGGCTATTGTCCGAGGTCGTGCTGATGTTATCGACAACCTCATCCTAAACAAACTTCACGAAGGCGCAGGTCAAACCCAAGCCGCTACCGCAACATTCGGTGCGGCTACTGCCGACGAAGAATCCGACATCCTCAACACTATGGATAAAGTCTTCGCTAACGCCCGTGTTTCAGGAGACGAAGCAATGGCTCTTGTTCTACCTGCTTCGGCTCGAAGTGCTTTGCTCAACACTCAACTCTACGGAAATGTTGTTGAATCCCTTCAAGACCACATGGCTCGAATCGCAAAGATGACTGTTTACTACACCCGTGATTACACGGGTGGTAAGACTCTTCTCGCAGGTAATACTGTTGGTGCTATCGAAGACGACGCGGTTCTTATGATACCGGGTTCCGAAACAGCCGAGTTCTTTACTTACAACGGTGCAGGTTATCAAGAAACCGAACTTACTCGTCTACCGGGTGTCGGTTTCGATTGGCTTTTGACCGGCTACATGGGTGCTGTTGTTCACCAACACCAAGACGGTGCTTCGGCTGGACTCTCAAACAGAATTGCTAAGATTACCGGCGTAATTTGAGGTGGTTTATTTGGCTCAAAACCGTAAATTTCAAGACTTTGTAGAAACAAAGTATGTCGCCGCAGGTGGTATTGCTACTGCCGACTTAGCCGATGATGCAGTAACAGATGCTAAAACCGCTACAACTATCGAAAAAACCTTAAAGTTTACTTATGACGGTGCTTCAAAAACTACTGGTGCTAAAACTTTAACTGCCGTAGACGGAACAGCACAGACACTTGTTGCCGGAACCTTTATCAAATCGTTTTTAGTAGTTCCAACTCAAGCATTTACTTCTTCGGGAAGCGCAACAATCGCTCTCGGATATACGGGAACAGCCGCCGGTATTATGGCCGCTACTGCTTTTGATGATGCCGCACTTGCCGCCGCTACCGTTGGTTGGGAACACTGCGCTACTATGGGTGGAACCTTTGTTGGTTTAGACGGGGCGCACAGCGTTTTGCTTACTATTGCGGGGGCCGCTATTACAGCCGGTCGTTGTGATGTTTACATTACTTATCACGAAGAAATCCTTTGAGGTGATTAACTATGAGTGAGCAACTCAAAGAGTGGACTGAAGCCGATGGCACAGTCTATCGTCTAAACGCCGAGGGTAATTATGATATTATCCCCCCAACAAAAAGTAAGAGTAAGGCTAAAGCAAAGCCTAAAGCAAAGAAAAGTAAGAAGGTTGTTGAATGAGCGAAAAGGCTAAACTTGTAAAATCACTAAAGCAAAAAGGAATACCTATTCCTGAAAATGCAAAAATTGTAGATTTGCGCCATAGAGATAACCATTGGTTATCCGGCACAGGTTGGTTGCTTCGTTTAGCAAAACCCACATCAAGAAAACCTCTTTCTCCGGCAACTCTTTTGCCCGACAATAATACTTATTGGTTGCCCGATAGTAAAATGGCACATGACATTGTTAAAACAAAATTAGTATTTGTTATGGGTCGTTCAAATACACCCCCAAACGGAACACAAGCAATTGATGTTCCGAAAGATTATAACGATAGGTGGCCCGTATCACAACCATTAGGTGAGTGAAATGACGGTTACTACGGACAACATTCGCGATTTGCTCAACAGACCGAGAGGTTTGAACGAAGCCACCATTACCGAATACATTACAATTAGAACTGAACAAGTTACTAAGACTTCTCGTAAAACTACTTCTTCTGGATTAGCCGCCGATTCAACAAACGCTGTATCAACGGCTCAAAAAGAATCGGCAATAAAAGCACTTGTTTGCGTAGATTGTTTACAGGTTCTTATTGACACATCCCCTTCATATGTAAGAGATAGCGAAAAGAAAGAACAAGACATTCGTTTTGCGGCTCAACTTAACTCGTTTAGTAAAAGAGCCGAAGAAATGCTTGCTGTTGTTCAAGAAAAAGGTGGGATGGCGGTTTTGACAAAACTAAAATCTACTAAGACAAAGCAAAGTGAGTGATATGGCAACTATTACATGGATTGGCGGCTCAAGCACAAGTGCTAACACAGACGCTAATTGGTCTACCGGTTCAAAACCCGCCGCAGGTGATGTGGCACTTTTTGACAACAACGCTACTGCTAATTGCGTGTGGGATATAGGAACTCCCGATTCACCTACCCTTAGCGTAGATGAAATTATTGTTGAATCCACATTTGCTACCGGTGGTAGTAATAGAACAATTACTTTAGACACTAAACCAAGAATAAAAGGTCTTTTTGCTAACGGAACTATTGTCGCAGGTTCTTCAAGTGAAATTATATTTGAGTCAGGGTTTGGCTCTTACAAAGAATACAGCAACAGATATGTTTTGATTGGCGACAATTCAGTTTTAACAGGATTAACATTTAATATGAAGGGAACAGGTGTAAAATTTGATGACGGACAACACCCAACAGTAGTTCTTGATGGTGGAACATACGGGCCTGATTATGAAACGCCCACAGGAACAAGCGGTAAAGCATCTTTTACTGCGTTTACAATCAGTGATACGGCAACATCCTTTGCGCCGTTAGCCGCAGTAGACGCAAATGACAGATTAAAGGTTTTTGACTTTACGGCTTTTACTTGTAACATTACCGGTTTTGATGCCGGAGAATCTACTTTTGAGTTTTTGGCAACATCCGGCGGATTTAATTTACCGGTAACAACATCTACTCTTACACCGGTTTATCGAAAGGTGGTTTTGAAAGCCGGAACAGCAGGTCATAAAGTAGTGGTTGCTGATAACAGCATTCTTACTTGTGACGAATTAGAAATACAAGATGGATGTATGATGATAGGGCCACAAGGAACAGACAAACAAGGGGCTGATGTAAGAGTTACTTTACCGCCTAAAATTAGAGGCTCTTGGTCTTTTGGACAAATTAGTAACGGTCTATACAGAAGCCCTAAACATGCGGTTGGCCCGTTGCCCACAGTAACGGCTTTGAAAATGACCGGTGAGATTGAGGCGACGACAATTACCCTTAACGCCGTTCCTGCCGACCCTGCCACCGACGACAAGGTTCGCATCGGTGAGTCGGGTGCTGGCAATATGTTTCAAATACAGACTAATAGAGGCAATATCCAAATTGGCCGCAACTCCGGTGCGTATGCTCATATTTATACAGATGCCGACCAATTTTATTTTAGCAAACCAATTTTGGTTGATGGTGGGGGTCAAGTATTCGGCTACAACGACGGGTTGTATCTCGGAACAGGAACAAGTGCTTCTGGTGGAACAACAGCAATTACTGTTGCCAATGGCTCAACCAACATAACCGTAGCAGGTAACATAGCAGTAGGTGGCACAGTGGATGGTATAGACATAGCAACGGATGTTGCCGCCAATACAGCAAAAGTTACTAACGCTACGCACAGTGGCGAAGTTACAGGCGCAACTGCTTTGACTATTGCTGACAATGTAGTAGATGAAGCAAACCTCAAGGTATCAAACAGCCCCACCAACGGCTACGCACTCACAGCGCAAAGTGCCGCAAGTGGTGGTTTGACTTGGGCCGCTATGAGTGGCGGCGGTAGCGCATTGGAATTTGCTGAATACCGCATGGTTAATCACAACCCTTCGACATCCTCAAGCAATGACTTTAACAGCAACACAAGATGGGTTGCGGATTTAGCCGATACAAGTTTTTGGACTGCGGCCACCACAGCAAGCGACCATACAAGTATTGTTTTACACACCGACGGCTACCTTACTTTAGCCGCTAATGGTATTTACGATGTGTGGTTTTCGACTGATATTTTCGGACATGGCTCAAGTGCCGCCAACATTGATTCTTTTATTGAAATATCAACAAACAATAGTGGCGACAGACGATATGCTACAACAAGAAAAGTTATTAGAATAAATGGTGTAAATGTAAAATACAATCACCAAACAACAGCAAAAATTAGAACCGGCGGTTCGGCAGTAAACATTTATTTTTCCGCTTATCTTAATGGGTGTGGGTATTACCTCGCCGCATATAACGACTACCGAACATCAGTAAAAGTAATTAGATTAGGTGATGCCTGATGCCAACATTAAAAGAAAAATTAGAAACAAGATTCCCCGATGAAGATTGGTCGTTTATGGATGACGATACATGCTTCAATTACTTTAGGGGGCAATATCATTTAGGCTCAAATTGGCCTTCGGGATTGCCAATTTGGAGTTCGGATGAAATCAAAGCGTTTTTGGAGAGTTAATTATGACACAAAAAAGAAAGGGAAAAATAGTATACCAACCGCCTGAACGATGTTACACCAATGTAAACATTGAAGAGACACCTCATGGCTACAAGATTTATAGGGTTGGTGAAAACAGACCCTTTACCGTTATACCCCATAGCGCAGTTAAAGAAGTATTATACCAAAAGGAATGAGAAATATGGATGTAGAAATGATTATACTACTTGCGGCTATTGCAGTCGGTCTTGGTTTGGCCGGTTACAAAGCATACAAAAAATTGATGGCCGATGGCAAAATTACTCTTGACGAAGTTCTTGATTTGGCCGAAGACCTAAAAGATATTGTTGAAGATTTACCTTCGCTATCCTCTATCAAGAAAATGAAAAAGGCTGAATTGATTGCACTTGCCAACGATAACGGTCTTGCAGTTGATGGAACAAAGGCCGACCTCATCTCTCGACTTGAAGAAGCAAAGAAGGTGATTAAAGATGTCAAGGAATGAAGATGACAGACTCGATGAGTTAGACGACCGAGTTCGTTTGCTTGAGCAAGCAGTTCTTGAGTTATCCACTATGGCTAAATACATTAAATACGCCGCTATCGCCCTGTTCGCTTCCTTTGGTGTTGATGTTCAGGGGGTTATGTGATGGCGTATTATTGCACTACATCCGATGTCGGTTCAAGGCTTGGTCTTGACAGCGCACAACGAACAAGAGCATCCTCGCGATTGACAAACGCTATCCGTCGTGCCACGATTGACATAGACCAAGAGTTTCGTGATTATGGTCGTAGCGCACCAAGCCGAGAGATTGGCGAGACTACACTTAACGGTGCGATAGCCGCAGGTGCTACAAGTATTGTTTTAACAAGCGGCTCATCCTTCGCTGATTCAGGCGCAGGTAACATTGACGGAGATTCTTTTTCTTATACCGGTAAATCCACACACACCTTGACCGGAGTTACCGGAGTTAGTGCCGACCACGCCGACGGAACGGCTGTTCAAGAAGGCGAGTTCGCTCATGTGTTGAGAGAGATATGTGCCGACATAGCCGCCGCTTATTATTTTGAAGACGAGTCTATGTTTCAAACGACCACTACCGAAGGGTCGCTTCGCAGTAGCCCACTACGCGAAAGAGGTGAAAACAACCTCAAGCGACTCGCTCACTTGGGGAGTGTTGATTGATGGCTCGCAAAATTAAAATTAACGACATGACCCTTAACGGCATGACTATCAGTGTTGATGTTACGCAGTTGAATAGGCTCATGGATGACATCGTAGATGATGTCGCCCACGCTATGAAAAACGCTATCGGAAAGGCTATGTCTCAAGTCAAATTCAAAGCGAGAGATAGACTGTATGCGGCTTCTTCTCATACACCACAAGCACAGAAAGTAGGACACTCTCTTGATTCGGAACAATCGGTAAGCGTAAGCGGCCATGAGGTTGATGCCGAAGCAAGGTTTGGTTCTAAAGGCCCAAATCACCACAGCGGAGAATTAGGCGGAGAAGGTGTTCATACTTCGCCCGACGATATAGGAGGAACATATCCTATTGCCGCCGCTTTAGAAGACGGGGTTCAAGCCCATATGTTTCGTTGGAAAGGTGGAGGTAAAGGCACAGCACATATTAGAGGTCGTCAAATAGGTTCGGAAGGTGGCGGTTCCGCTTGGATTCCGGCAGTTGGCGGTCAAAGTTATACTTATGGTTTTCCGGCTTTGGGTTACATTGCTTCGGCTGAACAAGACTTTAGAAACAGAATTAACGGTTATGTTAATAGAGAGTTAAAGGGTAGGTTTTCATAATGGCAATAGCAACAACATCACAGTTTTGGACTTCACGCATGGTCGGTGAAAACCCAACATCACCAACAATCACAGAAAACAACCAAGTGTTTTCGGCAACCGGTAGCGGTGCTTCGGCATCATCAGGATATTGGGCCGTAACAAACGCACAGTATCATATTACACCCACCACATCGGACTACACTATTTTTACGGTAATAAAATACGGCTCGACACCAAGCACAAACGAAGTGCTGTTGTCTCTTGATAACGGAGATTACCATGTCGAAGTGCAAGCATCAGGCGATAAAATAAAATTGGTTGGCGCAACCACAGCAACAAGCGACGACTTGGATATTTTAATGGCCGAATACAACCCCGTTCCTTTAACGCTAAGATTAACTCTCGACGCATCAGGTAACGCTAAGTTATACATGCGTGAAATTATCGAAGACGACGACGGCGCAACCCATTACCTTTCGGTAACAGGCTCAAGCGGAACAGGCAAAAAAATTAACTTCGGCACAAGTAGCGGTAATGTTCAATTTGGGTCGGTGTATGTTTCTACTCATGGTGCTTTTTCTCCCGATGAATTGGCTCCATCCGACTTCGTAACAAACACACTTTTGAGAATGGCTTTGTCTACGGTAGACCTTCTAAAAAACAGTCAAAAAACCTATTTGAAAACGCATGTTGATAATTCTTCTATCAAGTATGGCTTTGATGTGTCTAAAAGCATGATTATGAGGCTCTCTACGCCCATTATCAATGTCATGCTTAGGACTTTAACATCCCCGACATTTGCGGCCCTTGGAGGCGGTCGTGTAGACCAACAATACCAAACGGTTGTTTATGTTACTACAAGAGGAACAAATTACGAAAATGCGTATCGAACCGCACTAAACATTGTCGGAGAGGTTTTTGACGAAGTGTATAAGAATACAGGTTTGAACGCAACGACTGATAGCCTTATCGAATACTCGCTTGACCTCGACCACAAATTAGATGATGACGATACAGTATGCACACACATGATTACATTTACCTATCTTCGACGCATAAATATGAGAACGCGTTGATAACCTTTAAGTGTCAATTGATGGGTGGTTTAGCCATAAAGGTGATTATGTATGTCTTTTGTAAACCGATTTGTCGCCATCAATAAAGAATCCGCATATGGAACGACCGGCTCTACTTACTATTACGGTGAAGTTGATGATGAGTCAATTAAGCATCAATATGATGTTATGACCCGTGATGATTTGTCGCGATACGGTGCTTCTAAAGCAGTAACCGGAAAGGAATACTCCGGCGGCGATTTTAACCTCGCTATGATTAACGACAATTTTACAGGACAATTACTTCTTGGTCTTTTCCCGACAGATACAACAGGTAGCGTTTCAGGCGGTCTTTATCCCCATGTTTACACAGAAGCCGGAACTATCCCTTCGTTTACTATTTGCATTGGTCGAGAAACCAAAGAACACTACTACAAAGGATGTGTTGTAGACTCACTTTCAGTAAGCGCAAACATCAACGAATACGCTATGGTTTCCGCATCCGTTGTTGGTAAAGCGGAAGCCTCGACTGCGGCAATTGGAACACTTACCGCTTCTTTTGCCGATGGTCTTAACGCACTTTACTTTTCCGACGCTAAGATTTTCTTTAATGCAGACTCAACCGCATCCAACGCTGTTAAGTCAATCTCTTTTGACATCAACATGAACAGCGACACCGACAACGCTTGCGGTCTTGGAGATGCAACATACATCCGACAACCTCCTTCACAACGCCGTGAAATTAGCGGAACAATCGAGTTTAACCGTATTCTACATGACGGTGCAGGTGCAAGCAACCCTAACTACGGAACTTTGATTGCGGCTGATGGTCTTGAGTTGTCCGGTAGCGGCATAGAAATGAAGGTTCAATTCGGTAATGAATCAGTTGCCGACATCCTTACCTTTAACTTTTACAAGATTCGATTTGAAGCACCCGACGCAAATGTTTCAGGTCGCGATACACAAACAATGTCTGTTCCTTTTGTTGCTCTTTACTCAACCGACGATAGCAAAATGATGGACTGCACCCTCAAGACAGCAAAGAGTTCCGCATATTAAGGTGATTTAATATGGCAAATAACGGTGGAACGGTTATCGCTGATAAGACTACTCTTGATGTCTTGCAGTTCACCGGAACAGCCGCAGTAGTCCAAGCGGCTTTACGAGCCGCGATAGCAAATGATGATATTATCATTTCATGTGATACAACAAGAAAAAAGGATAGCAACGACATAACTTTAACGGTTGTTGCCATTATAGCATAAGTATAGTATTCCCCTAAAAGGAAAAAGAAAAGAAGTGAAGAAAATGCCAGTATTGACAAAAGACTTTGAGTTAGACGACGGAACGACAATCACGGTGCGACAAGCCGGTGGTATGTCAAAATTGAAAATTGAGAATCTCCAAGCGAAAACATTTCGCAAGTTCTCGCACTTTGGATTAGACACATCCGAGTGGAGTGAAGAACAGCAAACAGAATTTGCCGAGGCTTTAGAAGAAGCCGGTTGCGGTATGGAAAACCAAATCCGTGAGTGGGTTCCGAATGCTATTGTCGAGCCAAAGGACTTTGACATTGAAAATTTGACAAGTGAAGAATTGAGAATGATTCTTGGGTTTGTTCGGGGAGATGACCCTGAAGGTGGCCTCCCTTTGGAACCTTCTTCCGAGTAGCACCAACATTGTGCATGGCGTATAAAGGAACGCTACCCTCGGATTTGTGGGATAGGTATGACTGCGAAGGCGGTCAAGAAATGCTAAGTATGGATTTATTAGTCGCTATGGAAATGAGTGAAAGAATCGAGAAAGCAACATCCGACAGCAAAAAGAAAATGGATGGTAATAGTTCGGCGGCTCGGCGTAAGCAACGCATAGCCCAAAGAGAATTATTAAACGACAACGACGGTCTAAATATGCTTAGGGGCTTAGGTGTTCCTATGTCTAAGCAAGAGTAGTGCAGTAGAGGGGATGACGATTGCTTGAATTTATTTTTGAAATAATCCCCTTTGTCGTAGCGGCTCTCGCTATGGTCGTGCTTCGTGCCGGTGCATCACAGGTTTTCTTCGATGTTGTAGGTTCCTTTCAGGCTACGCGATTGATTGCCGATGCCGAGGCTAAAGTTACTGTTCTACAATCACTCATGCTTGATGGTTTGTCAGGCATCCAAGAATCGGCAGGTGCGATTAGCGAACAAATGAGTGCAGTTGTAGACGCTACCGTTCCCTTGTCGAGAGAGATTGCCGAAGCCCGATTAGAGTTTGAAAAGTTTGCCAACTTTGCCGATGGTGATGAGGTTGCCGGTGCTATCGAAAAAATTGGTTTGGCCGCAGGTTTTAGTGCCGACCAAGCATTGAACGCAGGTGCGCGTATGGCGCAGTTGTCGGCCATCGTTGGTGGTGGGGCAGGTGTAGCCGCCGCTACCCAAACAGGTATTGAGTTCGG